AGGATGGTACTCTTAACTTCCAAGTACTCCTTGATACGATTCAAATGCCAATCTACCCGAAAATCTACCTCCGGGTAAGTAGCTTTCATCCATTCAGCTAGAATATTGTATTGGCCTTGTAATTCAATAAACTGCTGCTCGTTGTAGTTATCGAACAGGCCGTCGAGTAGTTTGTTTGCCATTCTTTTCCTTTTTATTGTTGAAATGAACAAATCCGATAGGTTGTACAGTACCACTGTCAATTTGTGTCATTGTTTGTGGACTATAATGATTGTTGTCGAGTTCAGTCTCAATATAGAGGTCTTTAATCTGCAAAGCCATACCTCATACGCTCTAAAGCCCATAAACCAATTTCCTCAATGGGGTAACCGTTGTCAATCAACCATTGGCGCAGAGCTTGTTTTTCTTCTTCCCTAGTCCAGTCTGGGTCTTTTTCTAAGGTAAAGGTTTTTGGAAATCCGTATCTCCAACCGTCAGGTGGGTCTATCCAATAAATGGGTTTTTGTTTCATGTGTCAATCCTGACTGCCGTCTCGTTTAGGTTGACGTTTACGGTTAGCCGCCCGTGAGACAACACGAACTCGGCTATTATTGAGTTTACCTTTTCGGTTACTTCCGAGATGGTCAACCTCTTTCCCGTCTCCCTTTGAAGCAGCACCTGAATCAACGGCAGCAGCTCGGGCGGAATTACGCTGGGCTCTACGTTTAATTTGTTCGGGCTTTCCATGGTAATCCCGGTATTCCTTCTTGTAGTCTCTTGGTTTCTTAGCCATTATGCACCGCGCTTAGCAATTTCGTTAAAGAAGATGTTCTTGTCTTCGTCACTAAAACCATAGTACGACCAGACACAATTGTCCTTGTCGGCAAAGACAACAACAAGAGCACCTGACGGAGCTTCCATAATACCGATCTTTGTAACTTCTACATTCGGATAAATCTGACCTTGAACTTGGTCAAACTTAGTAGATGCAATTACGTCAATGATAATTTCAAGCTGAGTCCGTTCTGTAATTTCAGTATACTTCTGAAACTGTCGGGCCTGTACGTTTTCTTCTTTAAGAAGGTTACCGTCTTCACAGCGTTGGGCAACGTTGAATTCCACACCAACTGAAGCTGCATTAACGGTGGTTGACGCAAACATCAAACCAAGTGCAAGAAAAATAGATTTCATTAGATTAGTTCCTCTAAGAGTTCTTCGTCAAGAAATCCATTCTCGAACAAAGCTTGGACTGTCTCAATAGCGTCCATGTCAAAATGCTCTAAAAGACTTTCGAGTGAATGGTCTTCTAGGTAGTCCGCAAGCCGGTCGAGTAGCTCAGGTGTCATAAAGTTCCTTCAACCTCGCCATGCTAATAAACTCAGGGTCATACGTCCCGTCGCTTACATTATGTTTAATGATGACTCCACGCCACCACAAGTCGTTAGTGTTGCCGGCGTAGTCTGGCTCGTAGTCAAGGAAACAACCTGAGAACAGGCCCATGATCTTCTTACCGTTACCAGCAGTTTGCATTGCCCAGTCTAGTGTGTGTGAGTGAGCTTGCGTACTAGAGACGTGTCGTTTCAGTAGTAGCGAGTGTGCTGGTCGTACGTCGCCGCCAATAGGACGACCCATAACCCCGCTAGGGAAGTAATGCGCATATTGGATTCCGTCAACTTCAATACTCCCCGGTGTACGACCTTCGTAGTCCACGATATAGTCGTAATTACGATTTAGCTCAAGGTCCTTATAGCCAATCATACCTTCCAATTCAGGCTGGTATTCTACCGCACGAGCGATGCGTTCATCATGGTTGCCAATAAGGTAGACACTCTTCGGTCGGCGCTTCTTAGCCTTGCGAATAGGTGCCCATAGACGCTCATCAAACTCCAGTCCAGCATCAACGTCAGCACGGTAGGTGCGACCCTGAAAGCTCTTCTTACCCTTGTCGTAGCCACTAAGGGAGGGCATGTCGAACATGTCCCCCATGTTAATGACCACCTCGGGCTTAAGATCGACGATAAGCCTTCCAACCCAATCTGCACGTTCATTGTTATTCTTGTAGTGTGCGTGAGGGTCTGGAATTACTAGGTGAATGTTGCCCATTTAATCTCTCAATGGTTTCTGTGGGGCCATGACTTGAAGTTTAGCACTTTCCAGCAACCACAGCATTAAAGGGTATTCACGATTAATTGAGTAAAAGTGAATTAGTCCAGTGTCAGTTTCACGGCCAAGAACCATCATGTCATCAAACTTAATTTGACTGGCTGCTTCTAGAACCGCTGTTTGAATGTCCAATTCTTCTGGGGCCACTTCTCCTTCGACATCCGAGATGGGAAGCGGTTGTTTTGTTTCAAAACTTATTACGTTGTCTATAACTAAATCCCTTATTCAAATACTAAATAGATAACCCATAAACAAACTGTTATAACAAAAAAGTATAAAAGCACTATTCGTCAAACCAATCTTTTGGAATTGTTACAATAGAAAATTTGTAACCGAGTTTGGTAGCCCAGTCAGAGGGTCGAACCTTTCCACCTTTACGGAAGGGCCGATCACTCATGAAGACAATTCGAATGTCTTTGTCTGGATGTTGGAGTTTAACCATCTCCATCTTTACACGGGAGTCGTAGTCGAATGCCCGCCCAAGACCTTTGGCTTCTACATAAATAATAGTACCATCTTTCTTGGTTATTGTAAAGTCAGGAATGTAATCTTTGGTTGTAGTGTAGGTGAGCCGCGTGTCCTCATACGTCAGCTCAGCGCCACGTGGGAGTTCATGTTGAATTGCCTTGTAAACATCGAATTCAAATTGACTGCGAACTCGCTTTTTACCGATCTTAGGGAGTATCTTTTTTGTTTTAACCATTGACTTCCGGTACCATAGGTTCATTCTCTACATTCACTAGGAAACGTGGACCAGAGCTGTAAAGGAATGTACGCAAGTTGGGGTAGCAAGACTTCTTGTGGACACAGTAGGAGCAGAAAGTACCGAGCTTGGTATTTCCACCCTTACCATCAGGTTCAGGTAGATAATCACGCTTGGGCGGCTCAGGAAGGGATACAAGGCTCTTCTTGAATTCGTAGATGTGTTCCCAAGGTAAGTTCTTGTAGGGATGTACATCAAGGCACATATGACCGAGTTGTTTGTCCACAACAAAGAATGCACCACGTGACTTGTCTGTAACTACTGGGTCTTTCTGTCCAGCATGTACGTAACTCTGTAGTTGGTCTTGGTAGCCGAAGGGATCGTCACCTTCTAGACCGTGGTTCTTGAACTTGTTAAAGCCATAAGTGTTTGCACTCTTGACATCAACAGTCACACCATCAATCACAGCGTCACGATGACCCTCGATACCAGCAATGACCTGTGTATCTTGACGACCTTCAACTGTGTGTCCTGCTACTTCTGCAAGGAACAAAACAAGTTCTTCGACAACATCACCAAACATAAACTTCAGCAAAGTGTCTGCTCGAAGTGGCTCGGCATCTTCCTTTTGGTTGACTTCGTACCAGAGTTTACGACCACAGGGGCTGCCGATGTTACTCATACGAAGACCAACTGGTCGATCTTCAGACTGTTTAGTTAGGCGGTTGGTAATAAGCTGGCTGAGACTGTCAGCAAACTTCTTAGTTAGTTCAGGGGAAAGGCTCTCAACTTTATTAACTAGGACCGAGCCGATGTCCTCTACGAGAGTATCAATTGTTTTCAAAAGTATTCCTTAAAAATGGTGCCGGTTGTAGGAATTGAACCCACATTCCCTGATTACTAAACAGGTGCTCTACCGTTGAACTAAACCGGCGAAGATGGCGCAAGGAGGTTGGATTCGAACCAACGATCACAGTTTTGGAGACTGTTGCTTTAGACCAGACTAAGCTACACCCGCAATTCCATTATGATCCGTCTTCTTCTTGTCTAATAATCCATAGGAGTAGCCAAACTAGACCTATAGAGAACAGGATACTTAAGAGACTGACCATTAGAATGGCAACTTCGGTTCTACGGGGGCCGTAACAGCAGGAGCTGTTTCTACTGGCTTAACTGCACCGGGACGATCACTCCACGACAATCCCTGAGTATCTTCTTCACCATCCATTGGTTCATAAGGAACGTGTTCCTTCACCATGACAGTTTCAAGACGATGGCCCTTACCCATACGAGTGTCGTACGTAGCAAATAGCACTTCTACCTGTGAACCATTACCAATCAGCTTCGTGAAAGCTTCTTTGTCGGGACCAAGAACCATTGGCTGACCACCACCAAATTCCTTACCGTCCTCACCCTTCTTACCAATCTTCGGGCGAGACAGGGTAATGTATTCCTTACCATCGGTGTCTTTCTTCACAGTGACACGAAGACCACTTTCCTTGATTGTATTCCAATCCTTGGGGGAGGCAGGGATAATGTTAATCTTGTATTTTTCAACACCATTGTATTCGTCCGGTGTAAAGACTTTAGCCCAACGGGCTTCACCATCAATCGTAAATAGCTTAGTTGCCATTAATGTGTTTCTTTCTTTTTGTTAATGCGTGTCGCGCCAATTAGCCCCAATTGAGCCTGATGCTGCGAGAGGGCACTTTAAATTTAAATCAATCCCGGCTTTTTCGATTGCCCAAGACTGTACTTTAAGTATGTAATCAGCAAACTTCGGTTGTGTCTCGGTCTGCCATTCATCATGCACGAAATCTACAAGTTTAAAGGGAACTCCTTCTTTCTTTAGTTTGTTATACCATAGGCGCATTGCCCATTTCATAATGATGGCTTCACCGTTTTGTAGGTAACCAGCCAACATCTTATGGGCACTGTCACATATTACTTTTCGTCCGTCCAATCCGACAAAGTATCCTTTGGATTGATCGGAAGGGACCAGCTCTTCCTTGACTTTCTTAAGCCCCGGATAACCGTCCACGAAGTTCTGTCTGGCGATGACTGCTTCCGAAACTGAGCATTCCAGTACCTTTGCCGTTTTAGGTGCGCTAGCTCCAAGTACCCAAGAATAGATGAAGGTCTTGGCGGCATCTCTCGATTGACAAATGTTACGACCGAGTTTAACACGGTTGAGAGAATGGACATCAGTTTCATTTTCTTTCTTTCCACTTACTAGAGCAGTAGTAAAACTGTCATCACCCATGTAATGGGCCAGAACACGAAGCTGAATTCCTTCAGCGTCAACCCCAACGAGAACCAGCCCGTCGGCGGCTTTCCAAAGGGCTCGCATTCGACCGGCGTATATGGCTCCGGGTCTAAGTGCGTCTGCACCGTGTGGAACGGCGGGAATGTTACCTTGGTTTGGATTGGTGTGTGAACATCTATGGGTCCAAGCACCGATATGGTTGATATTTCCATGGATTCGTCCGGTGGTATGATTATAAGCGTCCAACCATTCTTGGAGCGTACTAATGCGACGGACGAGGGATATATACTCAACGAGGAATTTAAAGGCTTCCGGTGCACTGTCGGGTAGAGTTCGTAGGTTTTCTTCGCTGACTGTCCATCCATATCGTTCATAGTGGCTTGTGTCCTCGCCGGCTCTTAAGGCCTTCTTGTAGCCTTTTGTTTGTTCTGTAGGTTTCCACCCAGCCAACCACAAGAGGTCTATACATTGTTTTGGACTACTCGGGTTGAAAGGTTCATACTTAATGAGTGTAAAGGGGTAGACATCATAACCATGTTCCTCCGGTTTACCTTCAAGCCACCGAAAATCCTTCGAGTGTAGCTTACCGGTCTTAGTGAGTACTGGGGTAACGTTCTTGACCACCACAGGTTTCGGTGGAAACTCCTTTTGAAGAATGGAGTCGAGAGCATCAACTCTAACTTGTATCTCGGCTTGTAGTGCCTTTGCTCCTTCGTAATCGAAGCCGAAACCATTTTCTTTTGCTTCATATAGTATCCGTGCGGTGTCGTGTTCAAGTTCAATGGCTGTCTGCCACTCAGGGTCTTTAATGTAACGAGCGTAAAGGTTGTACAGGCGTTCTGTTATCTCTACATCTCGAATACAATAAACGATCATGTCATTGGTTAATTGGCTGTAATCATCAAACTTGATCTTGTGGTAACCAAGACGGACACCCCAATCCTCTAGGGAGTGAGTCCGATGATTGTAAGAATCAAATAGGCGGCTGCAAATGAGAGTGTCAAGTGTACAGCATCCATTATCAATACCCACCAATCTTTGTAGAACAGGTAGGTCGAAGCCGAGAAAATTATGACCGACAAAAATAAAAGGTTCAGCATTTAGGTACTCCAAGAATGCTTGTTGATTTTGCTTTTCGTGTAGGTTCACCCATATACGGGGTTCTTGCCTTGGTTCTTTAGTGACACAAACCCATATCTTCTGGGGGTTCTTGAGCCCTTCCGTTTCAATGTCACAAAAGATTGTCCTCAAGGGCTACTTCCTAATTGGTTATAAAACATAGTAACACCCATATTAACTGTTGTCAATCTTGTAGACACTGTTACGAGTGTAAACCAAGTCACCTTCCACACGATCAACCATACTAGTCCTAATACTTGTGCCATCAGGCCAGCGTTTGTTTACATCGTCGTAGATTTCCCCAGTAAATACTGAATGCTCCCCAATACGATGAATAAGAGCATTTTTAAGTGTTGCAGTGATCTGAGTCATTTATGTCTCCATAAGAGTTTTTATGTTAATTGGCGTGTAGTCAATCGCCTCGACGGATACATTGATATAGGGGCCAGAAGGACTTTTATTCTGGTGGATATGCCCATGTACATTTTTTGCTTTGAAACTCCCAAACACCAGAGTACTTTCATGAACAGGGGCGTGGGTTAACAGCAGCCCAAACTCTTTGAATGCCCGCCACATTGTAATTTTTTCAAAATGATTCAGTAAGAGTTGGTCTTTACCATTGTCGTGATTACCTAGAATTAAGCGTTTATGACCATTTAGCGCCGACAGGACTTGATTAATTTGCTCTCTGCTTTTACCACCCATGTGCACATCCCCAAGGTGATACACTTTATCTTGTGGTGTTACCACATTGTTCCAACGTTTGACTAACTCCCAGTTCATTTCTTCTGCATTTTTAAATGGTCTATTACAATACTTTATAATATTCTCATGTCCAAAATGAGTATCGCTAATAACGAATATCTCAGGCATCAGGTAGTTCCTTCAATGTATAACTGCTTGTGTCAAAGAAGTACCGACCACCGGGGCCAGTACGGCCAGTCAAACGGGCCTTTTCAATTGTTAACACCAACGTATTACGTGTGAGTTCGTCAGTGCTGGTTAGGTCACGGCTCATGTGAATAACAGTATTTGCAACCTTTGCAATGTTACGGCTACCACGGGTCTTACCGTCGTCATTCACGTGACTAATTATGACAAGGCAGAACCGTAGCTCCTTAGCCATCTTCTTCATTTTGGTACTGATGTAGTCTAGCTTACGCCGTTCATCGTCATTCTCGTTACCAGTGACTAGCATTGTGATGTGGTCCAGAAAAACAATATCAACTCCACCCTTGGTTACTAGAAACCGTATGCTCTCAAGCACATCATCCGGGTCGTCTCCACCGAACATGGTGTAAATGTATAGTCTGTCTTCGTTGTCTCCAACCGCTTTCTTGTAAGCGTTGAAAACGTCTGCTTCACTAACGCCGGCGTCAGGTAGATTGCAAGGTATGCCAAGTTCATAGGTTGCGATTCCTTTGATGGTTGTGCTCTTGTCCTCTTCCAAATGGACCATCCCAATTTTGAGAGAAGTAGAGGATTTTAGTAGGTGATATTCGATTGCTCGGAAGATTTCTGTTTTACCAATACCTTCCATGCCTTTAAACACAATCAATTCGCCTCTGTGGAGCCCGTACAGCGCGTTTTGCAGGGTCGGATGAGGATAAGTACCAAGTGTCTCTTCTCGGCTCTCCTTGAGGCTCTCTTGGATTTCTGCAAAAGTATTGATAATGTGGTCTGGGGTGTACTTGCGAGCATTCTTCCAGATTTCTGCTAGCTCGTGTTCAGCCTTGTGTTCTACAAACTCGTTAGCATCCTTGTATTTTTCGAGTTTGACATGGTAGACCTTATTGAAGTCAAATAGTGAAGCTACTTGGCTGGCGGCCTTTTGCCCCGGCGCATCACCGTCGAATGCAAGGACAATCTTATCGAATGAGTTAATCCACTCGAAATCTTTCTTGCAGTCACGTAGCGCAGAGCTAGATGATTGGACAGAAACTGCGGCAGTGTTGCCGTTTAGTGCTTGGTAAAGAGCCGGTGCATCGAATTCACCTTCTACGATGGTCACACTCTTCTTTGAACCAGCGTTAAACTTGTCTCGACCAAACAATCCTGCCTCTGCTATAGGGCCTTCTGTACTGAATTTCTTCTCGGAGATTTGGCGGCTTTTGATGGCTTCGTTAGGGTAGATGAAGCCCCATGTGATAGGGTTGCCGTCCTGAACCTTTGTCAAAATATTATAAAATTTAATTACATCTTCGCGGATACCCCTAGCAGGGAGATGCGCATAATGAACATTTTTCTCCATAAATTCTATTTTTTCTTCCTTAGCTGCAAAATATGGTTTTAAACAATTACCTGAAAAACAATAACCGTGTCCGTCCTTGTATGTTGTGTATGCATCCCCACTCTTACCACATGGGCAAGGTAGGTGGGCTTGTTTAATCTCACTTATAGCTCGTCGTCCTCTTCTTCATCAAATTCTTCGTCGAGTATGTCAGCGTAATTACCGTCTACTTTATCAGAATAACATGCTACACAGACGTAGTCAACTGGACCGAGTTTGATATAATGGGTACTGTACCCATGGTCAGGCCGGTACATTGATAGACCGACATCAGAATTGTCACAAATTCTACAACGCATACCTTAGGTATCCTTCTTTAAGTATTTACTTTAGTATTTAATAAACTTAAGTACATACACTTAGTATATATACTTAAGGTAGAAAGGGTACCACAAAGATACCCTTTTGTCAACCCCTAGGCGAGCCTCCTATGTTTCTCTGAATCAGACCTATACCACTGATAATTGAACTGATTCTTACTGAAGTATCTTGACATTCGATTATAAATCGCTAACCGATTCATACCAAGGTAAATCTGGCAGTCAACGACTGGATGTAAGTCATTCTTGGAAGGAATAATCTGTTCATCCAAAGTGACAAAAGTCTTCTGCCGTCTGTAATACTCGCCATTGCTTTCCAGACGATCTATACGAGCGAGAGTATCAGGGGTAACAGCCCATACTTCACCACGAATATACCCTTGGTGCTCCAACTGAGTCTCAGGAAATACCATTGGGAAGCCATTCAAGGTGTCCCACATGGAGAAATTCTTTAGAACAGTGTGTCCTTGGCCTAGGTAACGAGAACCTTCGGCAAGAATGGGATAGTTTTCGTGGCCCCGTTGTAGGGTTCCATACACAAACACCAGAATATTCTCGAAGTATTTCATTCGATCGAGATCAGGTGTCTTCTTAGCCCTTTCGTCTAGGGTTTTGAAGAGGTCCGGGTAGAGTTTACGCAGCGACATCTTGAATCTTTAACCCCTGTGCAGCCAATGCAACGGCAGTCTTGTCAATGATTGCTTGTTGTTTTGCTGATTTGCGCTGTTCAATTTCCAAGGAAGCTTCAAGATCAGAACAACCGTAGGCCAGTAGTGTTAGTAGATTGGCAACGGAATCAGGATGCTTCTTGATAACCTCAGTCCACTCTGAATTGGTAACATGCATGAGCATGTCGTAGCCTTCGGTAGAGAATAGGGCTTCAGCATCGCCGTCATCCATGACTTTGCTGATTTGTGCGAGAACTTCTGCGATCATTTCTTTGATGGTCCTACGTTGGAGGTCTATTTCGCTGAGTGCAACTTTGAATTTGAAAGGGATTGATTGTCCCTTATTTACCAAGGAGGCGCTGCTGCTTCGCAAGTTGCTTGCGTTGTCGTTTGGTAAGAGGGCGACTCTTCGGCCATGTGGAAAAAAACCTTCTGCGCCTTTGCCTACCTCCGTGTCATTCTCAATGAAACGACGATTTGTGTTCTCTTCGAATTTCTGAAGAGCACTATTCCAAATATTGCTAGTTCCACCAACCCTCGCCCCAGTGTTCCGGTAGACCGAGGGACCAGAAAAATTTGATGAACCGGCCTTTCTGGATGCAACTGAACGGGAGTGGTTGACACTACCGAAGTAGTCAGTGTTAGAGGTTGAGTAGTGGTACGAGCCATCGGCATTTTTCTCGTGCGTCCATGGACCAATAAACAACGGTTCAAGGTGTGACCCCCAGAGTACAATCTTGGATTGCATCGACGAGAACTTGTCAATGACCTTAGGAATTATACCTCGATAATAATCACCATTGATCGTGTGTTCCTTCAGCAAAGGTGTCAAGAAAATCTCTGCAAAGAAACGACTGTCACTTTTGGCTGTGTCGGCTGGTTTGTAATCGTAGAGAGTGCCGTTGTGCATCATGTACACAGTGCGCTTCTTGGAACTGAAGACCTCAAACGGGTGAGTATTCTCCAATGAACTGTCACCAACAGTATTGTAGCGCACATGCACAAGACGGTCGTACTGCTTGTACTTCTTGAGCATATGAATCACACGATTCGGGTCTGTACCCTCAGGGTAGAATTCACGTGCTGCTTGTTTCACCGTACCATCAGTATCTTTGAAGACCAGACCAAAACCGTCTGGATTGTTCAAGACCATGTTACGGATAGCATCTTCTTTGATCGGGATGTTCTTTGGCAGGAAGAGGATGTTACACAAGGTCTTTGTCCTCCAAGATGGCCGTGGCGTACGAGGTGATGGTGCTGCCTTGCAGACCGGGGGCAGTGTTGACTTCTAGCACGATTGCCAGACCTTTCTTTTCATTGTAGATGACATCGACTGCACCGAAGTCCAGTCCCAATTCAGACACCGCACGAATAGCATTGTCCATCACCTGTTTTGGTGGTTGTACATTCTCACGGGCATAGATAAACCCATTGTCAAGATTCTGAATCTGGTAGTTGGGTTTGAAACCTTCCGGTAAATCAGAACGCAGACGCTTCTGTTGGTAGTCAATGACACAGTCTTTGTAGACATGCACACGATACTCAGCAGCTTTCTTGACGTACTTGGTATACAATGGTGCCTTACTGAGCTGACCCCACTCCTTGAAGTTCTCTGGCCCGAAGATGACCAATCCATCAGCACCCGAGGCGCGCAACTTCTGCCGTACACAGACTGTATCGCCGGCTTCCAGCCACTTTGCGGCTTCTTCCTGAGAGACAGCCCAAGGTGGACAAATCTCTTTACTCATTTTTTGGAAGGAAGACAGCTTGTTGGAGGCAATGGCAATTGCTTCTGGTGGGTTGAGTACGACGCCCACAGGCTTGAACGGAAGAGAAGAGTTGCCCCAATTCACCAAGATGTGTGATGACTTTGGCTTGTAGGTAGACCCTTCAGTCTTGATACGTTTGCCATCGAGAGCAGTGGCGAGTTCTTTTGCACCGTCACTTGGACGGGCAGAGTAGACAAAGAATTTGGACATCGTGATTAACTCCCGTTGGTTACGCGTTCAATAGCCTCACCCCATGTCAAGGCGGTGACGGCGGCCTCGCTGCGTTGGCGTTCTCGTTCTCTTTCAACGGCCTGAAGACGTTCTGTTTCCTGTTGTACCCGTTGGGTGTCTGCCATTAGGGCTGCTGCACCACCTCCACCACCAGTTCCGGCACGAGTCGCTGCCCTGATGAATGTATTGGTCAAGAAAGGATTGTCAGTTGGTATTGGGCGTGGTCGTGGTGGTACAACAAAATCATTAATAATCTGATCGGCTGAAAGACCTTCGACTTCATCTCGTGGTCCTGACGATGGGTCCTGCCCGTAGTTCACGTATCCAGACTTCTTTTTCTTTTTAGGTGGGTTGGCTCGCATCTCCTTGATGTTCTCCCAGTCCTCCACAACATACGCCAAACGGAAAGCCGTGCTGATGTTACGACGCGTCAAGTCAATCAACTGCTCGGTGGCAGGAACCCCGGCGTATTTGGTGATGAATGCTTCAAGGTCACGATCAGCCGTCTCCAATACTTGGACTGGTGTACCGATCGCCACCATACCCTTGCAGAAGTTAATCAGTCGATCAATCCACGAGCGGATTTCCTTGATATCCCATGTACTGTGGTAAGGTCGGAATTCCAGCGTGCCAAATGTACGAATCGTGGCGAGGTTCAGGTTAGCGTACTTCCAATAGTCTTGGGACATGTTGGCGAACAGTCGTTCAATTCGATTACCACCAGAGGTATACTGTGTGGACAACACATTGACCAACTGATTGAGAACGTTGAACCGCTGAGCAAAGTTATTACCGTCACGGGAGGGCTTGCACACGGTAAGGAAGGCATCTTCCAAGATAGACCAACCAACCACGATACTCATGACTTCAGTGGTGAGCAAGTTACCGACGTTGTAGTGTACGTGAGTACTGCCGTAACCAGTATCAACAAAGTTAACACCCTTGGTGTTGTCTTCAAACAGTTGCAATGCGGCATCAATATCACCACCCCACAATGGATTGGCAAAGACATACTCAACACCATTCTGACGGAGTGAACCATCATTGTGTACAGTCCACATGGTCTGCTTGTCCACCCAACCAAGCGGTTGTGATTTACTGCTTTCCAATTCCAGTTCAAGACCGACTCGATCACCGGCGTAGCCACGACCGTAGATATCTTTGATGTTCATTGCTGTTCAATTCCTTTTTCGATTTTGCAACCAAGCTCACTGAGAAACTTGGTATACCAGACTGCCTTTGGAGAGTCAGGGACACGGCAGAACCCTTCGGCACGTGAGTACCAACCAATAGTATCCAAGTGGTGGGACACTTTGATAATACCAATCTCATCAGTACGAAATGCTACAGTACGTGAGACTGCAATATCCCGGCCCTTGGTGCCGTTCAAGGTACGGATAGCGTCAGGAATACTGGGGTATTTACCCGCGACAATGTAGTCGAGAGCTTCCAGTAGAGCCACACGGCCAGCCGCCGGGCCAAGATCACGACCATCAGCACCAGACAAAGAAAGGTTGCGTTGCACCAACCCCTGCTTAGACGTACGGTAAGCGTTGCGAGACATGTAGTACGCACGATCACCTTGGTTAAACCAACCCAATGGGAATGGGTGGGCACTGAATTTGTCGTCACGAATATCAATTACTTTTTCCCGTTCGCCAGCAAGACGAGCAGTGAAGGAATAATCGTCAGCATACACTAGGTACGCAACACGGCCTTCCCACAAACAGTACGTCTCGCTGAGTCGCTGATGACGATCAGTCGGGCTGTTGTACAGAAATTTGTGTGTCATGCTACAGCACCCGTATAGTCTTTGATATGGCTATAGCGTGGAGAACGCAAAGGTATACTACCCAGCTCTAGTTGGACAAGGTTGACGGCGGGATTCATAATACGCTCCATCAATTCGATTGTCTGATCGAACAACCACGCATAGGAGCCATTTCTGGTAGCACGAAGCCAGTAGTTTGAAGGCACACGAAGTTCTACACCGTACGGTTTTGGACGGTGCGCTGTGGGCTTTCCGTAAAAATCCTCACGGTGAGAATAGGCATTGGGTGGGAGTATGTCGGACTTGAAGTAGGTGTCAAAGATACGTGCCACCATGCGACAATCCCCCAAGTGAGCATCGTCAATAATAAGTTTATCACCCCAACCAATATGCAAATGACCACTGCCAGTACGACTACGTTGGTTATTCAACATCTTTCCTGTCTTCTCCGAAAACAGAACGTTACCGTCAGAGTCCCAGTCTGGGGAGCAACCCAACTCTTTGTACTCTGCGGGGGTGGCGTCCCAGATGCTTCTGGCAATAGTAACATACGGGGTTGCTTGTAGTGTGTAGCCTTTTGGTTTCATCTTTGAGAGCTCATTCAAGACGGATTTGACATGATCGTCGAATTCCTTGCCAGTCGTTGCTGGGTCAATATTGAATTCAGCGGCAAATCCGTCAACCTGAACTGCACCACCGTTTACTTTGTACGGTTCGGCCTTGGTACCGGGCAACCATTTGTGTGCCGGTTGAACGTAGCCATTGGCGTCAACTGCAAAAAGTTCTGGGTCTGCGCCCACTTTTATAGACATATGCTATTCCTCGCGTCTGTGATTTCGATGCATTGCTCGCATAGGTACTTTGGTGACCCAGCGACATAATGAAAGTGTCGGCCTTGTGTTCCACACCACCAACACAGGTGTTTGAAGTCTTTACGAACTTGATACTCTACGAAGGGCCAGAAGGACGAGTCCTTTACCCTACTTTTTTTTCCTGTTCAGCAGGAACTGAAGGCCCAACATACAAGGGGGCGGAGACGGTATTCGCCCTCAGATTAAATTGGACCAATTCGCCGGGCATTATTTCGAATAGGCCTTTCGGGAGAACACGGAGAGTGTGGTATCTACGCACAAAATCCAACATTTTCCAGTCACTGGCGAAGAAGATGGTGTCACTTTCCAACTTCATGCAGCACAGAGGGCGGTCCTTTGAGCGGGTCAAGGATAACACTGCTTTTTCTTTGTCTACCCATGCCAATGCATAAGGCTCATCCTTGATTTCTTCATAGACTTCAGGCCAACCGAGAGATTCAATCGTCTCGTACAAGACCTGTGAGTCTGTCTTTCCTTCGGCGTTGTACTTAGGCAACTTGATTGTGCCGTTGTGCATACCGATGAGGCTGTCCAAGATGATAGGGTGGTTGTTTTCCGTTGACACCTTACCAATTGTTGCTGCACGACAATGCCCCATGATGAGACGGTTTTCGTGATTGAACTTGGTCATCTTGTCGTACTCGTCAGAATACGTAATGGCCATCTCTGCCGACATCTCGTGGTCTTTGAAGGTGGTGTAGACAGTAGTGGGCGAACCCATGACTGTTGTATTCTTGACATTGACCAAACCAATACCATCACCACCACGCAGTTCATTCAAGTAGAACAGCGTTTCAAAGGCGCGAAGGGACTCGTCACTGATCGGCCAACCGAGAACTCCAATGATTCCACACATTAGTCTACCTCATACGTGTTCATGACAAACTCTTCGATGCAGTTGTCGGCACGTATCTTGCTGGCAAAATACCAAGCACGAACTCCGCCTTTGAAGCCTGTTGGCATATCGCCTTTATACCACGCATCTAATTCTTGCGGGTGAATAGCCCAAAAGTCATAAGCCAGTTTGTCAATGTCAGCCCGCGTCCAAATCTGTTCTTTGCATTTCGGTGTCAGCACCTTCTTTGCGTCAGTCATGGCTTTGCTCCTTGGGTTGATGTTCGCCACACCAATCAGTCATTGGAACGTTTGGGTGCGACCAATTAAAATCCAAGCCGCGTATCCCATCCTCTTGATTATCGCGGACCCAGATCATGAATTGCGGCGGGTTCCGATGGCACTGGTAGGCTTTGAAAAACCTGCACGTCTCACATGTAGCCATCACTTCCCCCTCTTGTCATATTCGCATTTATGAATTGGGTTTTTCCTTGTGGTCTCCCCATTTACTGACGGCTGGTTTTCGCTTTTGATTTCGTAGGAAACAAAAGGCAAAGGTGCCGTGTGTGTTTGGTTCCCGTTTCCTTCCCCCAACAATACAGCAGAACACTCCCACTGCTGCGGGCGACCCGTTTCATACTTATCGAGATAGCCAGTCAGAATGCCATTAGGGTCGTAAGCCATTCCACATCCACATCTGCATCGTTGATAGGCAGCGAAACAAAGTCGATCTGCGCGGGTATCAGCACCGCATTTTTGGCAAAAATCGCTAGCCATCACCAGCTATCCACAACATCTTTGACAAATAGTGCCACGCCAGCGACAACGCCGATCGTTATCGACAAAGCAATAACACCAGCACAGATAAGGAAAAAAGTCTCAACCATTACATCTTCTCTTTCATGAAGTTGTGAATCCACTTGACCATACCACTTTCAGGTGGCATCCACTCAGGGTGTCCCTGTACGGCAAGGGCATTGATGTTTTTGTGGTACATCAACTCAGGTTCAGTACCAAACTCACCGTCACTCTCGATGGACGTTGTGTCATCCTGAAAGATAGTGGTTTGTTTGTAAGCCCAACCGAGCACATCAGTATTCTCAGGGTTTGGTCGGCACATCTGGTGGTGACATGATGAAGTCGAGAACATTTCGTCCAGACCAGCATCGTAGATCATATGGTGAATGCCATGACGTGAGACATTTTGCCACAGTGAACCGCCATTCAAAGCACATAGAAGTTGTGCCCCACGACAAATGCCGAACATCGGAAGGCCTAGGTCACGAGCAACATGGAAGGCGTCAACTTCCAGCTTGTCGCGTTCTTCCCACGGAGAAGTAGTTCGGTGTAGTTTCTGCCCATACAGGCGAGGGCTGATGTCGGCACCACCAGTAAAGACAACCATGTCGGCTTCTTTGATCTGTTGTGTCTGTACATACCCATAGTTCGCCATCAGTGTAGGTACTGAGGCAAAGTTCTGGGGAGTATACCATTTGAGTTGCTTCATTGTGCGGTAGCCAATCTTGCGCTGTCAGAGAAAACCAGAAAAATACCATACCGATTGTGATCTTTCACAGGTCTGGCATTGCGAACGTCTAGGGCTTCTTCAAACGTGTCGTGCCCTTTACCCAGTCGGACAGCTAGCTTAGCCGTCTCGGCACACGTTGAGACAACGTATTTTCTCATGCGTAAAGTACCGCATCATTCGTGTGAACCCATTCACGCATACCTTGAAAATTGTGTGGGGCACACCAGAGTTGGGCCCCTCGTGCAGAGGGTGAAACCACACGATAAAGCATTCCCGGATTGGACCGACGATACACCAGTGAATTGGTGGGGAAGGCGTCAGAAGGCATTACTGGTCTTGCCGGTGGTACAGGCGGACGACGCAGATTGCTTGTTGCTGTCGCAGTGGAGCGTTGTGCTTCCAACTCTTTCAGGTGTTCCTGAATCTTCGGCAACACGTCATGATACCAGTCGCCGGTCCACGTGATACATGGGGATGTGCTGTTGCCATTGGACTTACCGGTTTCACGGTTGTAATTGCCGTACTTGTCCGTGACAGCCACCCTCTTGAACCCAAGGCGTTCCAAGAATCCTTCAGCTACCTTCTGCTGGTGATTCGTGAAGGCGACAATCATACCGAGATTGCCCTTGTTGGCGGTGGACCCGAGACACTGAACCACAAACTTGAAGAAGGTTTCGAACTGGTTTTCTTGGTAGTAAAAGAAGTTCGTGAGGATACGACCGCCACAAAAATTTGGAATGGCGTGCACCTGCATTGCAATGGGTGTTGACATGTTAGTTCTTTCCTTCCGGTTTTTTCATACGACCAACATTGATCGCAAGATTGTTACGTTCAGTCCACATTTGAGACAGTTCTTTGGTCCAACCGTGAGGTCCTTTCGGGCCTTCTTCGGTATGTAGAATACGGGTGATTTTCGCCAACCGATTCACTTGACTCTCGTTGTACTTCATTTCAAATACCCTTTCAAGGTATACTCTTTTTTCTCGCGCACGGCGTCTTCCCTGCGGTGTTCTTCCAGCCATTTGCGGTACTCATCGTAAGACACACCGGCTTTCTTAGTGTCCCAATAGCCACGAACGGCCACCTCAGGGAGCCACTTATCGACTACCCTACTAAGTGCACAAAGCATGGCTGTGAGTTTTGGGTTCTCCTTATGGAGTCTCCCCCGCTCCATATCGCGTGTTCCAAGGTCGTCTCGTGGGTCATAACAAGGCATGTCAGTTTCCTACGTGTTTCATTGATTTGTTATCCTGTACTTGCCGCTAGGCTCTTGGCGGACAGCAACTTTCAAGTCGTTGTCGTACCACGTTAATCGGATTCCGTCTCCGAGGAATGAACCAGTCTTGTCCTTGTGGCGAATTCCTCGTGTCAACCACATGGTTTTGGCAGCGTCAAACCTTCGTAAGACGATACCTTCGCATACGACGCTCAAGCTTGCGCTTTTGCTCATCGCTCTGCTCCCTTCGCCGGTACGTTTCCTCGACCATCCATGATAGGACGAGCATGATTGTCAACGCCAACAGGAACTGCATTGCATTTTGCCAAGTCATTATTTACCTCGTGTGATTAGGTACAGACCGATGAGCCATGCCACGAAGATAACCCCTATTACCATGGTGAACACAAATGTAGGGGCGTCATACAAGAAGTTCTGAGCGAACTCATACATCAGTTTGGCCCCACATACTGAAAGTCAACACTCTCCGAATAGAAGCCGTTGCTTTCGCCAAACCAGCGAACATCAACAGACACATTGACATTACGGAATGTATAGAACGTCCACGTACAGCTCTCCGGCTCATATCCTAGGTCCGGTGTCAACTCACCTTCTGACGAGCGTTCTTCTGCAACAAGCAAAGGCAAACCGACGAGGCCTTGCAAATCACCAGTGATGTCATTGATACCGACAGACTCACAACAATCCTGTTCATGATACCACCTACAAAAAGTGCCGTCAGAGAATTGCATATAGAGTTCGTCGTCATTCACCACCCACACTTTGATGGGTATCTTATCGAGAATACGGTGCATGTTACTCTTTCCTTTTCAAGAATTTCGGGAGCAGCCCCATAGTGTCAAGGCAAAGCCCCAATTATGAGCTTGGGCAGTGTCAAGCCAATACTGTTGAATGACGTTTTTCATTGTATCACACCGAACAATAGAGGGGTTCATTACGTTTAATTGCCTCTTCTAAAAGATTCGACAATTCTGTCTTTTTGCCTGTGAAGAAGAAAATCAAATCCTGATCGTTGCCCACACCCATTAGATAAGGAGCATGGGTATTAAGCATGTCTCTCGTAATGGTGGTACCGTCAAGTGTCTGCTTCAGTTCCACCATATCAGGGACTTGCATCAGTCCATTGGAGTCGATAGAACCTTTGTCAGCCATACGCCACCAAGACAGGCCAAGGACACCAAACAGCGAGGAATCATTGTAACTGTCACGGAAGTACCCTTTTGTTGACTTGAGGTAGATGTCGGCTCCCATAGTCAAGCGGCCTTGTAACGAACGTCAGCAACCTTGTAGATTGCGCCATCGGTCATGGAGACAAGACGCTTGGCAACGTCGCGCACTTCCTCGCCGGATTCCGCGTTGATGCGGATATGGAAAAATGAATTCGGGTCAGCATGTTTGCGACCGTCCGAACCCACCTTGTCAGCGAAAACTTTGAAGTTAACGGAAGAAATCTGTGCAGTCATGATTGTATTCTCCATTTGATTGAAAGCGCCAGTGGCAGCTTTTTTGTGTGTCATGATAGGAAAAGAAAAAGTGACGGGGTTTCATGGGTCAGCCCGTTAATCACTACTTGACCAGTCGTGTTACATAACAATTTTCCATTGTTGACAATACGAAAAGCCCCTCCCTATTGCTAAGGAGAGGCTTGACCTACTGCCCAATAGGGCCGCCTCAATGGCGAGTGGTCCGACGGTATTGTTTAAGGGTTTGACCTACCGTCCGGTTTTGATTAGGCGGCTTTGGTCGCTGTCGGCATGGTTGATGCAATGGCTTCAAGCTTGGTGAATTCAGCCATCAAATCAGCCGGAATTGCCAAGTCCTCGTTATCAGCGCGTGTTTTTGTGCGTTTGATGAAAGCTTTGACCGATGCAAGCAAGTCAACCATCGTGAAGGGGTCGTCCTTTTTGTTGTTTTCCTTAACGTGGAAAGCCTGTTCGGCCACGATTTCCGCCGGAG